GCTGTGAACAGCACCTTGGAGCCGTTAATGACGCAGGCATGCTGTTGGTAGGTTTCGACGTCCTAGCCTTGAACCCCGATCGGCATCAAGGCCACCGCAGCGGTCGCAACGGCGTTCAGGGAGTCGTAGATGTATATCGTTGGCGGGTCGGACGACGAGTAGCCTTCGCCGCCTTTAGTGATCGTAAAGCCGGTCACCGAGCCGCTGGACACCGTAGCCTTGATCGAAGCCCCGCTGCCGCCACCGCCGTAGACCGCGACTGCCGTGGTGGAGGTGTAGCCCGTCCCGCCAAAGCCTGGAGCGGAGAGCGTAACCGCCGTGATCACACCGCCGACGACGGTTGCCGTGGCGGTTGCCGTAGTGTTGCCGCCGCCGCCCGCGAACGCGAGGTAGACGTAGTCGATCGGGCTGTAGCCGCTGCCCGGGTTGGACACGTTGATCGTGCTGATCGACCCGTTCTGGAGCGTCGATGTGAACGTCGCGCCCGACCCCGATCCGCCGATAGCGGTGATGGTCAAGGGCGCGGTCATCGCCTCGCTGGCCACGGTCTGGGAGTTATTGACCGTGTAGGTGCCGATGCCACCGGTGGCGCCGCCCGTCTGCGCAGTGATGTACGTGCCGGCGGTTACGCCAGTGCCGCTGATGAACTGGCCGACCTGTATGACGCCAGACGCAACCGCGGTGACTGTCAGCGTGGTAGTGGCAATAGACCCCGTGAACGATACGGAAGAATCGCCGTTGTAGCCGTAGCCACCGCTGCTGATCGACACGTACGGGCCGATGCCGCCCGCTTTATACAGGGTCGTGCCATCCCACAGAAAGTACCCGTTGGTCTGCTGGGAGACGATGGCGAAATACTGGTTTCCCCACTGGGTTAGGCCGATCGAGGTCGGCGACGGCGACGTGATCGTGCCAGCCGGGGCGATGGTGGTCGCCGCCGATGTGTTTTCGTTGACCGCCACGATGCTGCCGTCCGACAGGAACACTATGCAGTAGGGCACAGTGCCGATGTTCCCGAACCAAAAGAACGCGACCGTTTTGCCGCCGGTGGCGGCGTAGAGGTTCGAACCGATGCCGTAGAGGGTCCGCGCGTTGCTTTTGCCCAGCGGCATGAACCCGTCGCAGATATACATCTGCTGGCTCTCGATGGCCGGACGCGACGGCTTCGTGTTGATGGTTTCGAAACCATCAAACAGGATCTGCATCGGGTTGGCGGGGAAGTTCACCGAATACGATGGACGCCCCGGGAGACCACCGCCCTGGCCTTGGCTCTCAGACATCGTTACGCTCCCGCATCAGTAGCGCCCATAAGGGTTCGTATTGCGGCCCGGTTGCGCAGCGTTACGATACATCGGCATTTTGCTGTCGAACAGCTTGCGGTAATACTCAGCCGCGTTGAGGTTCTGCAACTCGAGGTACGCCAGATGCGCGGCCATGTAGGGCACGGCCTCGGTCCAAGGGTCGGGAATGGCTTCCACGTCCTGATCGGTCGTTAGGTCCTGCGGGTAGCAATAGCAGTCGATTTCAAGCTGATATTGTTGGCTCGGCAGGGGATAGCAATAGAGGCTGCCGGACGCGCCCTGGCCGAACTGACTGCACATCGTGGGGACGTAGTAGTACTGGTTCGGGTACTGCCGAATCATCGCTTGGTAGGTCGAAAACGAGTACATCGGCAGGCTGTATCGATAGCCCGAATAGATCAACGACACCGATCGGATGCCGTAAACCGGCCCGATTCCGGGGAAGTTCGACAGCGGGATGTCCGCAAAATTGTAGATTTCCTGGCCGTTGTTCAAGGTCAGGATCGGCGAGGTCGCAGCAACAGCGGTGGCCCCGGTGCCGGTCGGGTCAGTGATCGTGATGTACGGTTGAAAATACCCGCTGCCGCCAAACGTCACGTCGATGTTGACGATCATGCCGTCTTCCACCGTGGCTGTGGCGGCGGCCTGGGCTCCAAGCGGGTATAGGGACCGGCCGTCGGGCGCGTCGGGGGCGGTGACCGTCACGGTGGGGTTGGTGTAGCCCGATCCAGGCGCAGTCACGGTGATGGTTTCTACGCCGCCGGAGATCGGCGGTAGGATGCGCAAGCACTGCGACCGCATCGCGACTTCACGCCGCGCCCGGTTGATATAGTTGATCAGGGTGAACGGCGCGATCAGCTCTTGCCGCGTGTCGCTGATCATCTGCTGGACGGTCTTCATGTAGCTGAACAGCGTTTGTGTCACCGGCCACCCCCCTGCTGCTGCGGTTGTACACCAAGCTGATTGGCTCGAACAGGATTACCGCCCTGCGGATACTGGCCAGGGTTGACCGACCCGTTCGAGATCTGCCGCGCTCGGGACGAGAATAGCTGATACTGCTGCCACATGCGGTCGGCGTCCGCCGCGCGCTGGGCCGACAGGTACGCGAGATACGCCGCGTAATACGGCACCGAGTCCGTGTAAGGATATGGGATGGCTTCGGGGTCCGTGTCGGTCGAGAGGGCGGCGGGGTAGCAGACGCAGTCGACGTTCATGACGTAATTCTGGTCAGGCGTCGGGTTGAAATACAACGTGCCGTTCACGCCCTGGCCGAACTGCGAATACACCGTCGGCTGGGCCAGGACGGGGACCGGGTTGTTGAGGTAGTAGAGTTGGAAGTACGGGAACGGCCGGGGCTCCATCCACACCTGGCCGTTGCCGATGTTCAGCGTGGCCCCACGGACGTTGAACACGCCGGCGGCGCCCGTCGGCAGGCCGGTGATCGACGAGAACCCGTAGACCCCTGTGCCGGCCGTCATTTGCAGCGTGGAATACGCGCGGATGCACTCGGTTTCGCCGGCCAGCTGGCCGCGCGCGACATTGATGTAGCTCGTCAGGTCCGAGGTCGAGTAAAGCTGCGTCGACGCCCCGGGGTTTTGTAGGAGCTGCTGGGTGCGTGTCAGGTAGAGCGTAAGCATCACGGCTTCCTAGAACGAAAAAGGGGGCGGGGTTTAACCCCCACCCCCTCTCGACGCGCGGCTGGATGCAGAGCTTTAGAGCGGCTGCATATATACGGTAAGCGGGGTGCCGCTCGCCGCCACCCAGTAGGCGGTCGTCACCGCGGCAGCGGTGCCGCTGGAACCCGAACCACCGGTGATGGTCAGGGTCGGGGCGGTGGCGCCGCTCGACGCGCCGGTGTTGGTGCAAAGGACCGCAGTCACAGTGCCCGAACCGGTCAGGGTCGGAGTGATGGAGGCGTTCACGATCGAGCCGTAGTTCGGATCGTACGGGTTCGGCAGAACCTGCACGGCCGGAACCGAGGTGTAGCCGGCGCCGGCGTTCACCACGGTGTAGCCGGTCACTACGCCGGCGCTGATGGTCGCGGTAGCAGTGGCCTGGACGCCCGGGCTCGGCGGAGCCGCGATCAGCACGATCGGGGGCAGAGTGTAGCCCGAGCCGCCGCCGCCGGACGGCAGCGCCAGCGCGATGGCGCCGCCGATAACGGCAGTCCAGGTCGAGCTGTTGTTCGAGACCACGGTGGTGGTGGCGGCCGTGTAGCCGGTACCCGCGGTAGTTACGGCGGCGCCGGTGGCGATGCCGTTCGGGTTGACCACGCGGAGGTTCTGGCCGTCGCTGTGGACGTAGCCTTCGGAGACCGAGACTTCGCCGGTGGCGTAGGACGAGCCGCCGGCAAACAGCCACTGGCCGGTTACCGGATCGAGCCACTGCATCGGCGCGCCGGCGACCATCCAATCGCCCGGCGGGACCGGCAGGCATTCACCGCTGCCGAGCACGAAGACGTTGGTGGCGGCCTGCGGAGCCGCGCCGATCAGCGAGACCGGGTAGAGGGACTGGGGATACGGAAGACCGATGCCCGGCCCGCCAAGACGGTTTTGTGCCATGTTCGGTTCTCCTTAGAAGGCGGCCCCGCCGATGCCCGTGATCACGGCATTGGCGGACGGCTTGGCGGTGATGATGTTGTAGCCCAGGATCGTCACGCCCTGCTGGCCGATCTGGCCCAACGGAACGAGCGAGTAGAACCCGGAGAAGTCGAACGCGGCGTCTTCGCTCATGTAGAACGAGGTGTACTTCGTGTTGACGAAGTAGGCCGAACCCTTCGGGCAGAAATGGTCGGCGAAGATGGGGACGCCGGCGATGTTCACGTTCGGGAAGGACGACCGGATCGTGGTGTTCATGCCCGAGTAGGTAGCGTTCGGGTTCACGAAGACCTGCTCGACGCCCACGAACGAGTTGTTCAGGGTGGCAAAGTCGCCCGGGTTCATCACGCCGAAGGTCGGGGCTTCGCCGCCGGCCGCGTCGGTGATCTGGAGCAACTGCTGGGACATGGTCTGACGGGTGTAGCCCGCGGTACCCGGCAAGCCGGTCCCGGTGGCAGCCACGTAGGCCTGGCCCTTCCAAGCGGCGTTGCCGGCGGACAGACGGTTGATGCCGCCGTAGCTCGGGTAGTTCAGGCCGTTGTCGAACCCGTCCGCGAAGCCGTTCGGCTGCAAGGAGTTGGTCGAACCGCCGAACATCAACGGCGCCAGGTTCTGGACGCTCGTCGCGTACACGTCGTTCATACGGGCCTTGAGCAGCGAAATCTCGCGGTCGGTGGCCTGGATGACGCTTTCGCCGAACGGCAGGGGGACCGGGACCACCCAGTAGCAGGTGTTCCACTGCGCGTCCTGCACACCGGGGGTGATGTTCGGCTGGTTAAACCCGCCGCCGTACCCGGTGAACTGGCCCTGCACCATGCTCTGGCCCTGGACCGGGATGGTGATCTGGCTCAAGCCGCCCGCGACCTTCTGGGCGTTGCCCATGAGGTAGAAGAACGTCGGGGTGGCGAAGTACATCTGAACGAACAGACGGGGAACAAACGCGCGCCGAGTCGTGGCTGCGAGTTCGTTATAAAGACCGCCGGTCGGTACTGCACCAGTGCCGGGAATAGGCATATCCGTAACTCCTTTCTATTACCGGCCGCGTACTTGGCGCAGGGTATCGTTGACGAGGGAATCGAGCGCCATCGGGTCATCCGGATTGGCGAACAGCTTTTGCATGTGCTCGGAGGTCCGGTCGTCTGCGCTGAACAGATCGAAGCGGTTGCTGCCGGTGCTGCGGACGGGTTCCGCCGGCGGGTGCATGCGTTCAAAAGCAGCAGCGGCCACTTCGTGGTCGGCTACGCCCTTCTCTTCCATGAACTTTTCGACCTCTGCGAGGCCCTCGTCGGTGTACCCACTCGCGCGCAGTTTCGAGCGGCCCTTTTCCCAGGTGCCCTGAAGCTGCGCCATCTTCTCGCGCTGTTCGCGCTTGTTTTCGGCTTCCTCGAGCTTCGCTGACATCGCTTCAAAGCGTTTGGTCAGATCGCTGACTTCGCCGCGCACGGCTTCGGTCGCGTCCAGTTCGGGGATGAGGGCGTCGGGATCCAACACCTTCTTGGCCTCAAGGACCATGCGGCGGGTTTTGGGGTTCGCCAGGAGCCGGTTAAGCTCGTTGGTCACCTTCTGGTGAGCTTCGAGCTGGGCCTGGTCGATTTCCACGAGGGCCATCGGTTAGCCCTTGTTCGGGATGTGGGAGATCGACATGTCGGTGCTCTTCTGCGCGTTGGGCAGATGGCTCTTACGACCGCCGATATCGATTTGGTCCATCGGGACGCGCACGATCATCGAATCGTTGCCCTTGGGGATGGACTTGGTGTTGTCTTGAAAGATGTTGACCATGGTGATCTACCTTATGCCGCTGGAGGTGCTGGGGGCGCCGGGGGCGCGCCGCCACCGGCAGGAGCTTGTGGGCCCGCCTGCATCGCGCGCATTGCGGCGACCTGCGGTGCATTCTGCTGCTGCTGCGACAAAAGCCGCTGCATCGTACTGGTTTGAACCCCGGGGGGAACGGAGCCGGGCGGGACGTGCTTGGCGAGCGAGTTTAACGCCTTGAGCACGGCCTGACCCGGCTCAGACCCAACCCCTAAAAGGGGAACGGTCTCTTCCATTAGCCGGACGACCACCGCCAACCGTGAAAGTCCTGCAGCTTCCTGGCCCCGATTGGGGACAGGCTGGCTTACCGGGGAGGAGCCAAAAGGCGGCTGACCCGGTGCCCCACCACCAACACCCGGAGGTGCCGGCGGTGCGCCTGCGCCACCCGGAGGCGGCGCAGCTGGATTCATAGCGGGGGGTGGCATGTCCGGCATTGGATTACTTGCGACCCTTGCGGTGAGACTTGCGAGCCATGACTGCCTCCTGAGTTTGAGTTGAACGCCCGAGGGGGCTCCTCTCCCAACAACCGCCACCCGGCGTCCGTGAAGACGAAGGAAGGCAACTGCCTCGGGTATTTACACGTTTACGAAAGCCGACGTTGACCGCGAAACAAGCGTGATGTAACGTCCGTATCACCCGGTAATTTAAGGATCGACAGTGTCGGATTGGATGACCACGAAGCAGGTAGCGCCGATCTGCGGGGTGTCTCGTCTGTGGCTTTTCAGGCACCGGAACGACGGCGTAGGGCCGCCTTACCACCGCCGGGGTCGTAAGGTCCTCTATCGACGCGATGAAATTGAGGCCTGGCTTAACGCCCAACGTGTAGGGGCGGCGCGGTAGGGTCTGGTTGCGGGAGCAGGATTCGAACCTGCGGCCTTCTGGTTATGAGCCAGATGAGCTACCGGGCTGCTCTACCCCGCGCCATTCCTTTGGTGAACACGGTAGGATTTGAACCTACGGCCCGCTGATTAAGAGTCAGCCGCTCTACCACTGAGCTACGCGTTCTTCCCCGCGGTCTTACTTCTTTCCGTGCCCTTTGGTCAAGATTTCGGGATGTTCGGATATGAGTTTTTGCTTGGCGTCCTGCATCTGCTTGTAGCGCTGCTTCAGCAGGTCTTTCTGCGGGAACGGCAGCAATTCGATCGCGCTGTCGCCGCCCAGGAACCCAGCCTTGAGGCCGAACCCGATCAGGTCCTTGTGGTCTTCGGCGAAGATCGGGCTGGTGGAGTGGCTGTCAACGGTCACACGGCGGTCTTCCGGCAGGTCATACAGCAGGAACTGCGACACGGGACCCGTGGTCGGGTCGGTCGAGTACATCTTGCCGTCCTTCTGCTGGAGCAGGCTCAGGGTCTTGTCCGCGGCGGCGGCACACTGCCGTTCGAGAAGCAGCGCGCGGTCCCGCATGCGGGGCGATGCCATCCGCGTGAGCGTCTCGGCATGCACACCCGCGCGAACCCCGGCTTCGCCCTGGCCGGACATGATGTTGTTGAACCCGGCGACCTCTTCCATCGACTTGTGGATAAGCTCGATGAACTGGAACATCTGTCCAGGCATCTGCGGCGTGAGGTCGGTCACGCTGCCGCCGGCGCCCAAGTCCACAAACCCGGCGGTTCGGAACTCGGCGTATTTCTCGTCGTTGATGCCTTCGCCGCCGCTGAACGCCAGCAGCTTGTCCACCTGAAGGCCCATCATGCGCTTCGCGTCGTCGTAGAGGGTCGACAGCAAGGCCTGAGGCTCCGCCAAGTCGATGATCTCCGACTTGCCCCAAACCAGTCCAGGCACACGGTTCGCCTGGATGAGCGAGAACGGCTGAGTTTCGGGGGCGAAGAAATTCTCCCGCTTGAAGTACGGGCTGACGATGATGTCCGGCTCGATCAGCAGGACCGTGGTGTAATCCTGGCGGTCGTCGTCCTTGATGTACAGCTCGTGGAACTGCACGAGGTCGATCATGAGTTCCGGCGGCACGACGCCGTTGGGCGCGTCGCCGGACAACTGGACCACACCGCCGGGCTGCTGGCGCTGCGTTTCAAGGTCGGTGTTCAGGATCGAGGTCGACAGCACGTTATGGAAGAAGCTGTTGTCGACGGTGTCGGCGCTCTCCCGGTTCGAATGGGACTTGATGCGTCGGTACATACTCTCGGCGTCGGGCAGGTGGCTGATGCGCCGCCAGACTTCTTCGAGGGTCATCAGGCCGCTTTCGCACACCGCCTCTTGGTCGTCGAGGTTGTTCATGTCTTCGCGGTACACGCCGAACTGCCAGGGCATGACCAGCTTGGCTTCGAGCCCGGCGTTGCCCCACATCTGTTTCAGGATCGCCGCACCGTAGCGCAGCGAGATGTCCACGCCCTCGGCGAACATCACGTCGATGTCCTTGCGTTCCCATTCCCGCGTTAGGACCCGGGCCGTGATCTCGCCCTGCGCCAGGACAGACCGGTCGTAGTGGCTTTCGAAGTCCAGCACGAAGCGCAGATCCACCGGGCTGAAAAGGTGAGACGCCGAGCGGTCGATGTGCGCGTTGAGCGTGTTCATGATCGACCGCGACCCGTTGGGCCGTCCGGTGTCGATCAACAGGCTCTGGGCACGGGAAAGCGCGGCGCGTGACGAGGCGGACGCCCGGCAAGCGTCTTTGACCATAATGACCTTGCGCAGGAGGTCAGCCTTCGATTTCGGCAAGATCACGTTGCTTGACCTTTGACACGCAGCGGGTTAAGTCAGGGCGTTTCCTCTGTCTAATACCCTTGACCCCCGGTTGGTAATACCCCGACCGGGGGTTCTTTTTCAATGGGTTTGGTCACGGCTTGGGGAAGTGCTGCCCCATGTTCCCATTCCGCGCCACCTGGGACGCCGTCATGTTGTGGTTTTTCACGACGCCCTGAAGCGCCTGGACGCCGCCGCCGGCGAACGGACCGTTACGGGTCGCCTTCGCGAAGTCCGCCCCGGCTCTCGAGTCCACTAGGCCCGTCGTGCCACGCGTCTGCGCCATCACCCGCGTGACCTCGTTGTTGACGACCACGCTGCTGGTCTCGCCGGCCCGGGCGTCGTCTCGCATGTTCGTGATCTTCATCGCGCCCATCTCGGACACGTTCTCGCCCAGGGCCTCGGCGGCCATCTCAGCGCGGTTCTGCGCGGCCTGCTCCATGCCCCGGTAGACGTTGTCCGCCACCTTGCCGATCGACTTGGCTAGGTGCGGTGCGGCCAACTCAGGCTGGGTGTCGCGCATGTCGCCGCCGCACAGGTCGCACACCAAGGGCGGCGGATCGTCGTAGCGGTCGTGCAGATGCTCGAACGTGCCCTGGCAATCAGGGCATTGATATGTGCGGATTACGGGCATGTGTTAACGGCCTCTCCACGCCATGCGGGCTGCATCGAGGGCGGCCGCACGGCGGTCGGCTACCTTGCCCTTGAAGTACTGGTTCAGCTTGTGCTTCGACAGCAGTTGGTATTGATCTCCCGGCGACAGGGCCGCCTTGGACCGCTCGAACTTGTACGTCCGGTTCGAACTGATCAGGCCCTTGCGCTCGTGCTGCTCCCAGCAGACGATGGCCATGGCCACAGCCAGCACACGGTCGTCGTGGTCGTTACCCTCGGCCTTGATGCTGTCGCCGTCGCGCGTGACCGACCGCATCTCCTCGATCATGTCGCGAGACCGGATGATTAGGCCCCCGTTGGTCAGGAAGTCACGCAGGCGCTCCATCATCGGCACCTTGTTGACCGACGTCGTCTTCCAGTGGATCGACCCCTGGCCAGGGATCAGCGCGTCCGGCCGCGAGTATAGGTAGCTCTTGCAGTTCTGGAAGAAGTTCTTCAGGCCCTGCTCTTCCGCCTCTTTCTGCAAATAGCCGTTCGTCACGATGCGCTTGAGCATCTGGTACTCGTGCAAGACCGCGGCGCCGGGGCCGTTGATCTCGAGCATCAGGCGGGTGTTGCGGTACCACCCCATCAGGCTTGCCAGGACCCAGGCGAACTGGTGGGGCTGCACGTTCGGGCTGGCAAACTCGGCGACCTGCTCGATCTTATCGGCGAAGCACCGCATGACCTGGGCGCAGCTGCGGTCGTTGTTCTCGTTCGCGCCGTATGCCGGGTCGGCGGCGATGACGTACACGCCGTCGGGCTTGGGCTCTTCCCACACCTTCAACTGGATCTCGCGGCGCGTCCTGGCCGGCTCGATCCCCATGTGGATGAACTCGGTGCCGGTGTAGTACTTCCACGACTTGAACTCGTCGCTGGCGATGTTCTTGTTGATCTCGGTAAGGCGATCGGACGAGAAGAAGTTGCTACCGTCGGTGGTGAACATCTCCTCTTCGACCCACGGGTGCTCACGGCCCTGGTACTCGTCAAACGCCATTTCGGCGTCGTCTTCCCCTTCGTCGTCTTCGCCAAACGCGAACGGGTTCGTCTCCTTGCGGTACCACGCCAGCTGTTCGCGGGTGATCTCCCAGCCGTATCGCTCCTTGACCTCGGCGATCCGCTTGGCTTCCTCCCGGGTGATCGCCGGGGACCCAAACTTCTCGAACTGCAACGTGTTCGCCCGGATCCGATGCGTCGGCACCAGATACCAACCGGTGAAGATCGTCGCCTCTTCGAGGTCGTTGGATACCGCCTTCTTCCACATCTGGTGCCAGTCGGACCCCACGTTGCGGCCGGTCGATTCCCACAGGAACAGCCGGTCGGGGTTCTCAAGCGCCAGGGACTTACGGAACGACGACAGGCCTTCGGGGTTGTTGTAGGTGCCGACCTCGGATGCGTGGACCATCGTGAGGCCCTGGCCACGGCCAAGGGCGCCGCCGCCGGCGGTCTGTTTCACGCCCGCCGACAGGAAGGTCACAGTGCTGCCGTTGGCAAACCGACCGCCGTAACGGTTGGTCTTGAAGGCCGGGAATTTCAGTTTCGCCGGCAAGTTACTGAGGATGAACTCGACCTCGGTCCGGGCCTCTGACATGTGTTGGGCGGTGTCCAGAAGGAAGGCCCCACGTGACCCTTTGTGCATCGCGATCCACATGGCCGAGAAGGGCCGACAGATCGTGGAGATGCCCTGCTGGCGGCCTTTTCCCCACTTAAAATCATGGATCCCGCGCTGTAATCCCTCAAAAATTAAGTCCAGGCCGCGCTCCTGGGCGGGGTATAATTGCCCACCCAGCGTGATTACACCGCGCTCTTTCG